TTACGATACTGATTTCTTAACCGATATTGATTTAGAGATACAAAGAAAAGAAAGTGTTTCAGCGGTAATAACTCGCAGACAATTCAAAATAGCCTTGGCAGTATTGGGAAAGAATGAGAATGACATATTAAACGGAATAAGTCAACTACCTGAGCCGACGAAAACAATCGCTTTGATAAGTTACACCGAAGCCGGAACGTTTGAAAGAAGTAATCCCGAATTAATATTCGTTGGTAAAATGTTTTTGCAAATGACCGATGAGCAAATCGATAACGTTTTCACTATTGGAAGTCAATATTAAGTTAAGTATGGGGATAGTTTTATTCTTAGTTGCGGTTATTTTATTCATTCCGCTAACGTTTATAAATTTCTTTTGTGTGCTATACAAGTACCGAATTAAATGGTCAACAATTAACGGATTCTTTAGAGAAACTGCTATTGACATTGATAGGTTTGGCAATAGGAATTTTAGAACGTTATTGAATATGACATTACAAAACAACGGTTACCAATTTGGGAACATTAACGAAACGATTTCAAGTGCTTTAGGCAAAAACAAAAGGGATAATACATTAACAAAAGTAGGGTTAATTCTTTGCTACATATTAGATAGCATCGACGAAAACCATTGCATTAAATCAATACAAGAATGAGAAACGCTTTACACGTAATTTTAGGCATTTTAATAATGTTTACAATCGGTTTTATAACTGATTTCAACAACTATACAACGGAGGGCAAATATATCGGAGTGCCTTTAGTATCGTTATTCTTAGGCACTTTTATAGGCTTTAGTTGGGAGTTATACCATTGGGTAAAAGTTGGTGCTTATATGGATAAAAACGACATCATTCGTACTGCAATCGGGTTTTTAATCGGTGGACTATTAGCAACTTTATGAAAATGGGATATTTATTTTTAGTTTTTATAGTTGTTGTAGGCTCGTTAGTCTTATTCAGTCAATGTACCTACAACGAAACGCATAACTATTACTACAATCCAATAGTTAAAAATGATTTGACAGTTGAAGAAAGACATTTATTGGACTTAATCAATAACCATCGAAGTAGTTTAGGTTTAAACAAATTAATTCCTGAGATGCTTGCAAGTGAAGTGTGCGAGATTAGAAACGTTGAGGACATCGATAATAACGTAGCACCAAATCATAACGGGTGGAATGAAATGATACAAGACAGTCAAGCGGTTGAGGGCGACCAAATCTTAGGGTATAACTTCAATAGTGTTGAAAGTTTGTTTAATGCATACCTAACAAGTCAATCGGGGCATAGAGAAGTTATAGAGAAAACAGACCGAACACACATAGGAATAAGCCTAATAGATGGCAGAAATTACATAATAGTAGTTAAACATATAAGCAGATAGAATGAATTTTTTAATAGATAATTGGATAGCCTTATTAGGGTTTATTTCAGCGCCTTTAGCTTGGGTATTTGGTGGCAAGCAAGCCAAAAAAGTAGAGATTAAAAAAGCCAATGGCGATGCAGTTTCTACAATGCAATCAGTTTACGACCAATTCTTATCCGATTATAAAGATAGAATGAGCGAGGTTATGGCTGAATTAAAATTTGTTAAAGACCATAATAGAGAGTTGCAATCACAATTTAATAAAATACAGTTAGATTATGCAAAAGAGGTTGAGCGTTCACAAAACTGGGAAAAATTACACAGAGAATTATCTACAAAATACACCATTTTAGAACGTGATTATGAACAACTAAAAATAGACCATTATCAGTTGAAAAAAGATTTCGATAAATATAAAAGAGCAAATTAATGAAATTAGATAAAAAAGGTTACGATTTAATAAAGGAGTTTGAAGGATTAAGCCTTAAACCATATAAGTGCCAAGCAAAAATTAGCACTATCGGTTACGGCTCTACATACTATGAAAACGGAACGAGGGTACAAATGAGCGATGCACCAATCACTAAACAACGTGCAGAGCAATTACTACAACATACAGCTGATAGGTTTGCTTCAAAGGTGGCTAATCTAATTAAAAAACCCGTTACTCAAAATCAGTTTAATGCTTTGGTTTCATTTGCTTTTAACGTTGGCTCAGGTGCTTTGGCTTCAAGTACTTTATTAAAGTTAGTAAACATCAATCCAAATGATGCTATGATAGCTAAGGAGTTTTTGCGTTGGAATAAGGTTAACAAAGTGCCAGTGCAAGGTTTAACCAATAGACGAATCAAAGAATCGGCTTTGTACTTTACTAAGTAGCGTTTGTTATTATACGCAAAAACATACTATTTGTATAGAATAGCAAACATTATATCTTTATAAATATAACTTTTTGGGATTTCAATACTACAATGTAATTACTTTTTTGGATTACAACCTTATAAATAGCAAATATTCATATACTTTTTAGGGTTGCAACTGTATAAATAACCTCCTTTTTTATACCGATAGGGTGCAATCTGATAAAAATAAGCGCATTTCTTATCATATCGGGTATAATAAGCGGTACTACTTCGGTACTACTTCGGTACTTGGTGGGTACTTGTATAATGTATGGTAAAAAAACAGATAAGTATTAAAAAACAATACTTACTAATTAGTTAAAAAGTATCTTTTAACACTACAAAATTATATAAATAAGTAATACAAATTACACAATTTACTATTTAGACTTATTCTAAATTAATAACTAAAGTATCTATAAACTATACTTTTGTTTAATTTTGAGAAACCAAAACAAAAATTTATGATTAAAGACGGTAATAAGAAATTCGGCATTAAAGATAAATACGCCTTAATGTTAGGCTTAGAGTTAAACCATTCAAAGACTTATAGGTTAACTCCGCAAAAGCAAATCGAATACTACAACCTAAAAGCAAACGAGGGTATTTTAAACGCTTGTGAAAACGTAGGTATCAATCCCGAAACAACTCCGATGTTATGGCTAAAGACTAAACACGAAAGCGTAAGAGTTACAAATCCACTTTTTAAAGCACCTGAGCAAACACAAGTAGAGGATTTACATAAAGCATTATTAAGCGATTTAAAAGACTATTCCCCAAAATACGATACTTATCAAAGACAAACTTTAAAAGACCCGCATTTATTAGTTATAGATCCCGCAGACATACATATAGGTAAATTATGTAGTGCATTTGAAGTTGGAGAAAGTTATGACAATCAAATAGCGGTTACCCGAGTGTTAAACGGAGTTAATGGTATACTTGACAAAGTAAGTAGTTTGAACATCGATAAAATACTTTTCGTAATCGGTAACGACATTTTACATATTGACAACCCTAAACGAACAACCACAAGCGGAACGCCACAAGATACAGACGGAATGTGGCACTCTAATTTCTTAATTGCTAAACAGTTGTATGTAGATATTATCGAGAAATTAATGTGTGTTGCTGATGTCGAAGTAGTTTTCAACCCAAGTAATCACGATTATACAAACGGGTTCTTTTTGGCTCAACTAATTGAAACGCATTTCAGAAACTGCGAAAATGTAAAGTTCGATTGTAGTATAGCGCACCGCAAATATTTTACTTATGGTGAAAACTTAATCGGCACTTCTCACGGTGATGGTGCAAAACAACAAGATTTGCCGATGCTTATGGCTCACGAAAGTAAAGATTGGGTAAACTGCAAACACAAGTATTTTTATATACATCACTTCCACCACAAAATAAGCAAAGATTATATGAGCGTTTGTGTTGAGGCTTTACGTTCCCCAAGTGGCACAGATAGTTGGCATCATAGAAACGGCTACGAACACGCCCCTAAAGCGGTTGAGGGATTTGTACACCATCCAAAGCACGGACAAATAATGAGAATTACTAATCTATTTTAAACATAAAAATTATGCAAGTAACATTAAGAAAAGAGAATTTTATAAGTTTCGGATTCGCATTCGGGTTCGACGGAATTACAATCGGTTTTATCGTTTGGGTGTTGGATATTAAATTTTAACCTATGTATTTAGACGAAGCAATATTTAACAGCGAATTTAACGAAAGAGCCACAAAGGACAAACACGTTAATTCAGTAATTGAAAAATTTAAAACACGTTCCGAAATAGGATTGATAAAATACGGCACTACTTTAGAACGTAACGACTTGAACCTACTCGACTGGATAAACCATTTACAAGAGGAGTTGATGGATGCGACTTTATACTGCGAAAAACTTAAACAACTAACAAATGAGCCTAACACCACTACAAAGAATAAACCGGATAATCGCTTTTTATTATAAGCGTGGAATTAACAAAGAATCGGTTAACAAAGTACAGAGAAACATTTTAGCAATTAAATTTAAAGACAGTAAGTATTACGAAAACCAATTTAAACCAAAAAGTTATGAAAAATAAAATAACACTATTAATACTCGCTATAACTTTGGTAAGCTGTAGCACTCGCAAAGTAGCTAAATCCGAAGTAAAAGAAACAACCGAAGTTAAGGAAATCGACACAACAAAAACCGTAACCAATACGCAAAAGTTTGAAAGGTCAGTCGATACATCAACGGTAAGCGAAATAGAGATAGTACCGATTGATATTACTAAACCAATGGTTGTAGATGGTAAAACTTATTTAAACGCTATTTTAAAGCGTAAAGTTACTAAACTTAACAAAGTAGTTGAGATTGATACGAAAGTCGCTCAAATCCAACGTAAAGGCGTAAATAAGGCTATTAAGACGGATAAAACCATCAAAGAAAAAGAAACCGATCGAGAAAGTGGTTTTAGTTGGTGGTGGTTACTGCTACTGATTCCGATTTATGTGATTTATAGAGAATTTAAAAACCCACTTAGTTAGTGGGTTTCTTTTTTAAATGTTTCGTTGTAGTATTGTTCGGCTTCTAACCATTCCGATTGTAGTGGTTTTTTTACTCTTGCCTCAATTATCTGTTGCTTTTCCATTTCAATAAACTTAATATAACTGTTTATAAACTCCTTTCCTTCGGTAGTGTAAACGTTGAATAAATTAGGATGTTCAATTTCTAATTTACTGAATAATTCTTGCATTGCTGTTTTCATAATTTAATTAGTTTTATTTTATCAAATTTGTCTTTTGTTACAATATATCCAAGTGCTTCATAAAGTTTAAGATATCGGTAAACCGTTCTTGTATTTACGTTTAGATATTTAGCCATTGTGTGCATATTTCTCGGCTTGTCTTGAAGGTACTCCATAAGCCTAATGCATCTATACATTTTGTGTTGGTTCATAATAAATAAGGTTCAATTTTAGCATCGGCAATAGTTTCAAATTTCTGCGTATCAAACCAAAAGATGGTATAAAAATATCCGTTATCGGTTTTCTCACATCCTGAAAGTCTAAACTCCCGATTGCTTTTACTCTTGAAAGTCCTCACCGTAGGCGCTCCATACGTGGACTGTAAATCCTTGCTTTTCGATTTCATCTTTTCTATATTTTTGAATTACTGATAATTTTCCTTTTGGTTGCTTTACTTCTATAAACATTGTTTTGCCATTTCTAAAACAAACTAAATCAGGTATGCCGTTGCAGTTTGTTTTTATTAGCTTAACGCAAAGCCATCCCTCTTTTTGTAATTGTGTTATTATTTTGGATTGGATTTTGCTTTCTAATGCCATAATCTCGTTTAAAAATTTCGTTAGTGTAATCTTTCTTTTTGCAAACCGAAGCGTAAATCTTTGCTTCAATTCCGCCCTCTGAGAATATCCAATAAACATCGTTTGATTTTCTATCCATTGTCGTTAATCGGTCACGGCTTTGCCAGTAGCTTACGGATGAGAAGTCGATATTGTAATAAACCAAATACTTCGCTTTTGCTAAACTAATGCCTTCACGCCCCGAAACGATTTGCAATGCGATGCTTTTATCGGTAGTGTTAAACTCGTTTAAGTCGTTGCAAACGCTACTTTTTAAAATTGACTTAATTGCATTGTATTCCTCAACAAACTTGTAAAAGATTGCTATTTTCTGTCCTTTGAATTTCTCAGCTATAAACAAAGCCTTTGAGTAATCAATCACCTTACTACTACCATCCTCAAATTTGCACGTTCCACTATAAAGCTGATGAAGTTTCTGCTGTAGCTTTACGCTTGTGTCCGCTAATATGGTTTGACCTTCTTTGTTAGTCACTACTAAATCGGCTTTTAACTTCTCAGCTATCTTATGAGTGATAGGGTCTAAATCGCAGTATAAAACATTCTCAAAAACTTGCGTTTCAAATCCCGCCTCAACTTGTGTAAAGGTTAGAATGTAGTATCTTATTAAATGCCAAAAGTCTTTTTTTCGTGCGTTTGAGTAGTCATTTACTTTGGCATAGCCTAAATGTTTAATCTCGATGTCAACATACTCGTTTGCCCATTTGTAAAAGTTTGTATATTCTTTAAATGGTGAATGATTACTTACCCAAAATTGGTGATACCATTGCGAATGACTTTCTGCCGTTGGCGTTCCTGATAAAAATATCATAGGCAAATCGCCAAACATTTTTTTAAATAGCTTTGCCGTTGCGTTTGGCTTTGGGTACGCTCCAAAACGATGGTGTTCATCGTGAATGACTAAATCAAAATCGCCTTGTACCTTATGCAAACTTTCATCATTTGCGATGGTCAGTTTAAAATTAAAACCTACATTATCAAAGTCAGATTGCACACTTGAAAAAGCTCTTATCTTAGTCAGGAATAATACATTTTTAGCACCGTAATTTTGAGCCGTTTGCAAAGCTGTTAATGTTTTACCGGTGCGAACTTCCATCGCTAAATAAACTATCATTTTGCGCTTTAGTGTTTCTGTTGCATCGTTGGCTAATCTCAGTTGATATTTTCTTAATTCCATAATTTAGAAATCTACTTCTTCAGTTATTAATTTTCCCGTCTTAATTGTAAACCATTGCATCCCGTTACTATTTCCGCTGTCATATTCAACATCGATAAATTTGCAATACTTCTGTACCCAAATGTTAAACTTCTTACGGGTTAAGAACTTTTGATAATCTTTGTACTCATTCACGAAATTGTTAAAGGCAAATTGTTTGTCAACTCTTTCGTTTCTTAAACAGTTGTCAGGTTCGTGTATCCATTCGTAAAACTCCATCGAGGTTTCAGCAATGAATTTTCTCATCTTAATATTTTTGGCGTTTTGCTTAACCAATCCATTAGCTAAAAACTTCTGCAAACAGTCAACCATATAATTATCGAACTTTTGAAAGTCAATCAAATCCCAATCGTCAAACAGCTGTCTGCCAAACTCATCCTCTGGAGTTAGTTTACTGCCGTAGTATTGCGCTATCTCGACTTCAAATCGTCGTCTGTCGTGGCTGTTTCCTTCTCCCTTAATTGCGTAGTTAGTTGAGATTATAAGTTTTGGACTGTCGTGTACGTTTAGCTTAATAGCATCTTTATTTTTACGCTCTAAGGTTAAGCCTTCCGTTACCAAACTAAACTTTTCCTCAAAAGAAAATCCTTTGGCTACATCGTCAAAAACTAAAATCTTTGTATCGAGTGATACCGTTTGATAAGCGAAAGACTTTTTGCCATCAAATAACTTACCATCGATTATACTTGTTTTTCTTATTTGGCTTATACCTTGCACAAACACACCTTTACCGGTTCCGCCTTCGGGGTTTTCACTTATTACCTCGTCGTTAAGGATTACGGCTTTGTTGTTGCTTCTATTTTTATAAGTTGATAGCAAGTATCCAATCACACACTCAACGGCAAATGGTTCATTATTAGATATGTTATTAATAAAGGTTTGATAGTCATTGTCAAACTCTTCAATCTCTAAAAAGTCACGGTCTAAAATATGGTCATTCCAAATGTAGTACCCAACATCGATAAAGTCTATTAGTTTTCGTTCGTCTTTGGTAACTTCTAAAACTCCGTTTTGATAAGGTATGTAAGATTTAAACTTTGTGTCCGATAAAATTGATAGGTCAATACTTTCCAACATTAAAAGATACTGCTCACTAAATAAATTTTGATACCCAGCGCAATAGTTCCAAACTGTAAACTCTCTTTTTTCCATCAAATAGTCAAGAACAAAATCCTTTATTACTTCGACTGATGTTGTTTTAACTTTATTGCTTTGTATAAATACCCAACTCGGTTTTTGACTGTCGTTTGGATAATGCTTTTTAAAGCCGTTACGCTCTAAAAATAACTTATACTTTAAAGGCTCTATTTTTACATTTCCTTTTTTATCAATAGTCCAAAAATCGTCGTGGGTTTCTTCTTCCTTTAGTTCGTTGTAAACATCCTCCGCTATGTTATGCTTTTTAATAACCTCATCTTTGCCGTTCTTTAAGTCAATCTTAATGGCTTTAATTTTATTATAGTCCTCAAAAAATTTACTATTGAACTGTCTTAAACGATATGCGCTTTTAATAGTGGTCTTTGCTTCACGTTCTGAGAAGTCACCGATTATAACGTTATTTAAGATATATCCTTCGGCTGTGCCTTCACTTATACCATATTCACAAAAAGCACCCGCTAAATCAAATATAAATGCGTTTCTTTCACCCTCTCTAAAGTCTTTGCTCCAGTTGAAAGCCATTATCTTTTCGATAATCTTATCCTCGTCGCTAATTGGGACTAAAGGGGCTTTCTCTTTTATCTCAAATCCTTCATCTATTATATTGGCTTCAAAAGTGGTTGCATCCCAATTAACATAAATGTTTGGGTCATAGCTTTCAAAACAAACTCGGTCAACGTTGCAGTTAGATATATCGAAATAATCAAAATCAAATTCCTTTTGAAAAGCCTTAAATATTTTAGGGTGTGTTTCTTTTGTTGCGGTTGGTATCTTAACTACGCCTTTAATTCCGTTCCCTGATGGGGAAATAAATAGTAATAAGAAATGCGGGTTTTCTTTAAGTAGTTTTAAGTGTTCAAACATCACCTCGTCATTCTCATACTTATCAAAATCCACTACCATTAAACCCGAATGCTTTATTAAGGATTTTGAATTACGCTCTGAAAACTCACCCGCAAATAAAATAGACGGTAATTCAGTTTTAAGGGCGTTTCTCAACTCTTTAGTCTCTGATTTACGGATGCGATTAATTAAGTCCTTAGAAGTACCTTGTTGTATCCTTTTGATTATTTTTTCAATAGGAACTATAAAGGGAACATCCTGAGATTTAAATAAATCTTTAAAAACTGATACGTTCATAATTTTGTTGTTTTAAAAACATAGCAAACATTTAATCGCTTTCCTATACCCTTTTATAAATAATGAATTTCATTTTAGGGGGTGGGGGTCTTTTTTATGAAAAAATGTTTGCTATGTTGACTTTATTAGTATTAATAGGGGTTCAAAGGGTAAACATTAGAAGTTTAAATCTTCACTCTCTTCAAAAACGTTGACTGATTCCTCTACTAAAACTGGTTTTAAGTAGCTTTTTAGATAACCTTCTAAAGTATCAAAACAATTATCGGCTAAAATTGCCTCGTCACTTGTTAGGGATTTCTCAAATCCAAAGTCAGGAGTAAAGAATTTAACAGCTCCCTTTTTTCCTTCAATAGCTTTGGATACAATTACCCACTCGTCAGCTAATCGGTTTCTAACCTTTTGGGTAAACTCACCCCACTTTTGAACTGCTGAGCCTTTTAGTTGTAGGTTGGCTAAAGTGCCATCCTCTAACATAATGTAAATAGACTTTACATAGTGACCGCCAGCGGACTGCACTTTCTCTTTAATGTCTTTATAAAGACCTTTAGCGATTTCATTCCCTTTGAATGGTTTAACAGTCATAGGTTCCTTAGAAATGTACTTAACCTCGTTTGAAAAAATACCGCTTTCGGTTGCATCGTTCCATCCTTTGATGGTGTGTAGTTCATCCAGTACTAAGAATTTAAAAGGTAATGGTACTTGTACTTTCTTTTGAGCCTCTTTGTCGTAGTACTCAAATCCTTTGTCGTTTGATTTCCAATCTAAAAACTTTGTAGCTGGGTTAGATTGTGGTTGTGCGAATGCACTTCTGCGGTTTGATGTTGTATTTTCCATCTTAAAAATATTTATTTCTGATTCGGAATTAAGATGCCCGAACCTTGCATCGGTAATATTATTTCGCAGTCAACTACTTCTATTTCGTTGGCTCTCATTTCAAAGAATAAATCTTTACTCATAATTATAGGGGTTAAAAAAGCGCCTAAAATTGTCGGTATCCACTCCAACTCATTTAGGCGCTTTAGGTATATAACTAACCTCAAACTTTTAATGTAGGTGGATATTCTACGTCAACAAATATACAAATTATTTTCAATAAGTATAGTTTAAAGATACTTTATTTTTATTTACATAAAATTTAATTTGCTTTCGAGTATGGTCCAAGTCGTATGAACATAAATAATCTCAGGAATAGTATCCTCTTTTCGCTTTGCGTAATCTAACACTCGGTCAATGTCAATTCGGTTTAGTCTATATTCGAAATTACCATTGTGAGTAATAGGGTATATCTTTAACTTTTGGCATCGGTAACGCAAATTTTCTTTACTGATTCCGTAAACTTTAGAAACTTCTTTTAAGTTGTAAGTCCAAAACTCATTTGGTTTCATTGCTTTCATAATTAAATTATTTCTAAATCCTTTTGCGAATAGCTGTTTGTAAATCCGCCCCAGTCGACTATAATTCTACTTGACGATTCGTAAGCCTTAACCACTCCGATAGTGTCTTTTGGATTGTGTCTGTCATCCTCTTTGTAGTAAAGCGATGTTTCGCTTAATTTTACTTGTGTTCCTTTGTTCATAATATTAAAGTTTGATTTTAAATTTTTCGTTTAACCATTGCTCGAATGTAATTCCAACGTAACTACTACTAAATGATTTGTGCATTTCATACTGAGCATCTTTCCAACATTCTCTTAACTGATCTACGGTGTAGATGTTCTTTAGTGCTTCCTGATAACCCTTAACAAATCCATCTCTTTGTAAGTCTGGAGAGTAAGGATAATTTTTCCCTTTGATTTCGATTTCAGTATCGGGATAAATTTTTTTTGATAATTCTTGTAGATCCATTAGAATAAATTATTAAGTTGTTGTAAAGGGTTTTGAAACATCTCATCGAGTACGTTTGGTTTTACTTCCTCAGCGTTGGCTACTTCCCAATCATTAACTATGTCTTGGAATAGTTGTTTAGCTTGTCTTAATTCATTTTCTAAATAAGCGTTTCTAATTTCTAACGCTTGTATTCTGTCGCTTTGGTATTTGATTAAATCTTCCATAATGTTATTATTAAAAAGGTTAGTGTAAAAGCTATCGAAAGTGCGATTAACATTTCTTTAGCTCTATTAAAAGTTCGTCTTAGTTCTTTGCGGTCTTGCTCTGTTAGTTTCATATCTGCCAAATGTGTATTAAGTATTTAACTATTTTCTCAGGGATATGGTCAAAACTGGTATAGTGTTCAACGCCCTCAGCTTTATTATCTCGGTTGAAAAAATCCTCAACTCTTTTGCGGTTTTCTGCTGTTAGTTTCATAATGCTTTTTCTTTTTTATAGATTTCTAATAGTTCTTTTATAGTGTATTTATCTGAATAACTATATTCTAAATCAGCTTTCCACTCTGCAAATCCAATAGCAAAATCTTCTGCTATTTTTACCAACTGTTTTGAATCATCTGATATTGGAATAACATAATATTGATTCTTTGAGTCTTTGCACTTATCAAACTTTTCTTTTAGTGTCATATCGTTGGAGAGGTTAAGTCATAAAGCATTTGCTTAGTGATAGATTTAACTTCGTAAAAGTGGATGCCGTTGTAATCCATATTTACTTTAAAGGTTCTGTTTTGAAAATCTTTATAGAATAAAAGGGTAAACTTTGTAGCGAAGTCCTCGATGTTATTCGACATCGAAAACGCTCCGACTTTATCGCCCATATTGTAGCGCATCGGCTTACCTATTTTAAGACCTAATTCCGCTATCTTATTAAATGATAGTAGTTGTCTTTGCCCATCGATAAGGACATTTAATTTTGTTTTTGAGTTTTTCATAATGTTAACTTTTAATTAGTTAGACAAATTTATAGGTATTGATTTGAATAAAAAAATTTATTTTACTTTTAAACGTTGTTTATATTGATTATAAATAACGGAATAGTATTTTTTATATCAAATTAATATTTATATTTGCATAAATAAAAGACAAGTAAGGCGGTCTAAACATATTATAATTTCCCTGCCTTTGTTTGCCTTACAGCATTGGCGGGGATTTTAATTTTTACTAACTATGGAAAGAATATATCATAGGTACGAGTATTGGGAGTGTTACAAAAATGGATTTTTTCGTAACGTTTCTGGAGATGAAAAAAAACTACTTAGTCAAAAAGTAATCGAACTTTTTAGCAATTCAGAATTAACCGAAAAGTTTATGAATAAAGTTATTGATGAGTGGCACTATTCGTGTGAACACAATCTAACAAACATAGCTTTAAATCGTATAGCTTGGTTAGGTCAGTCAGCTTGTTGTTTATATGCAAAAATACCCTATTCTATAACAATGGAAAATTGGCGTTTTGTAGATGAACACAAAAGAAATATAGCTTGTGAGATAGCGGATAAAATAATTAAAAAATACGAAACTAAAAACAAACAACTATGCCTAAGCATTATTTAAATCAAAACGTATACGATGCAAGTGTTGAAAGGATAAAATACACTTTTGATAATTTTGAGAAAATATACCTTTCATTTTCGGCGGGGAAAGATAGTACTGTTATGCTTCACTTGGTTATGGATGAAGCCGTTAAAAGAAACGTAAAAATAGGTTTGTTGATAGTTGACTTAGAGGGGCAATATAAATTAACTATAGACCATATGACTGAATGTGTTGAAATGTATAAAGAACATTTAGAGTTTTACTGGGTTTGTTTGCCAATACATTTAAGAAATGCCGTTTCTGTATTTAAGCCATTTTGGAAGTGTTGGGATAAAGAAGTGCAAAAAGATTGGATAAGAGAAGTTCCAAAATTAGGTATAACAGACGAAAGTTATTTTCCTTTTTTTCGTGATGGTATGGAGTTTGAGGAGTTTGTGCCAGAGTTTGGGGAATGGTATTCGCAAGGTAAAACGTGCGCTTGTTTTGTAGGTATTAGAGCCGACGAAAGTTTAAACCGATTTAGGACTATTGCAAGCGATAAGAAAATAACATTTAATCAAAAGCAATGGACTACTAAAGTAACTGATAATGTTTTTAACGTTTATCCTATTTACGATTGGAAAACAGAGGACATTTGGACTTATCACGGTAAGAACAAAGATAAAAGACATAATCATTTATATGACTTAATGCAAAAGTCTGGTTTGTCTATTCACTTGCAAAGAATTTGCCAACCCTATGGAGACGACCAAAGACGTGGTTTATATCTATTTCATTTGATTGAGCCAGAAACGTGGGCAAAAGTAGTTGCAAGGGTAGAGGGTGCAAATAGCGGTGCTTTATACGTTCAAGATACTGGCAATATTAACGGCTATGGAAAAATAACAAAACCAATGCATCACACTTGGAAGTCATTTTCAGAGTTAATTTTAAACACTTTACCACAAGTAACGGCAGAACACTATAAAAATAAGATTTACACTTTTGTAAAGTGGTGGGAAGAAAGAGGTTATATTGACGGATTACCAGATGAAGCACCGAGTATATTGGAAAGCGAAAGAGTTGCACCGAGTTGGAGAAGAATTTGTAAATCGCTATTAAGAAATGATTATTGGTGCAAAGGCTTGGGATTTACTCAACACAAAACCGATGCTTATAATAAATATTTAAAACTAAAAAAAGAACAAAGAGAACTAAACAACTTTAAACTATAAAATTATGACAACTAAAATTATTGAATTAATTAAAGAATTACAGTCTTTAGACGTAGATAGCAGAGTAAGTGCATTAAACGAAATTAAAATAGCGATGCACGAAATAAGTCCTATGAAAACAGAGCCAGTCGATTGTGTGTTGTGGGTTAAAAATGATAGCGTACACGCAAACGATTACAACCCAAATAGCGTTGCGCCACCCGAAATGGAACTATTAAGGCTTTCAATTTCAGCAGATGGATATACTCAGCCGATTGTTTCTATGTTAGAAGATAACGGACAAACAAGAGAAGTAATCGACGGCTTTCACAGAAATAGAGTTGGAAAAGAATGTGCAGAAATTCAAGCCAGAGTTCACGGATATTTGCCAGTTGTTACAATTAACGAGGACAGAACAAAGATTAACGATAGAGTAGCTTCAACAATTAGGCATAATAGAGCCAGAGGAAAACACAAAATTGAAGCAATGAGCGATATTGTTATCGACCTTAAAAAACGTAATTGGAGCGATGAAAAAATATCTAAAAATTTAGGTATGGATAAAGACGAGGTTTTAAGGCTTTGTCAAATTGGTGGACTTGTTGAATTGTTTTCAGATAAAGAATTTAGCCAAGCGTGGGAAGCCGAAATGTACGACAATGGCAATGAAATATAGTTTAGATAAAAGTGTGGCTTTCGATAGTGTTAGCCACACTTATACTAAAAACGGCAAAAAACTTATTTCTGTTACTTCTTTTATATCGCAATTTAAAAACGAATTTGATAGCGATTACTGGTCTAATAAAATAGCTTTAAGGGATAATAAAACACAAAAAGAAGTTTTAGCAGAATGGAAAGCAAAAGCCAAAAAGTCTTGTGATATTGGAACGGCAATACATAAAATATTTGAGGACTATATCGATGGAAATTTCAGCATAGTAAACGACGAAATAGAAGTTAATTTTTTAGAAATAGACGAAAGTTGTATTTTAGACTTCATTCCTAAATCAAAACAAGCGATTGAATTTATAAAAGACTTTTTTATTAGTGGGAGATTAATTCCGCTTTATACTGAATATATTGTGCATAATGATATTTTAGCGGGGCAAGTGGATTTGATATGTAAAGACAAAGAAAATAACTTTTACATTTTAGACTTTAAGACAAACGAAAAGATTGAAGTTAATTCGTATGGAAAGAATTTAAACGGAAAATTTAAAGATATTCCAGATAGTACCTTTTATCATTATTCTTTGCAATTAAGCATCTATAAACAAATGTTTGATAAAGATATTAAAGGATTGTTTTTAGTTCATATAAAGCCAGATAAATACGATTTTATAGAGTGTGTAGATATATTTAAAAACTTTAATATTGAATTTAATAAATTATTTTAATAATATGAAAAATTGGAAAGAGTTACAAGGGTACAACGGAAAGTATTTTATTAGTGATTTAGGCAATGTAAAGACTAAACACAAAAACGGAACTGAAACAATAAGTAAAGGTAGTATTTCAAAAAGCACGGGGTATTACAGAAAAACGCTTTGTAACGACTTAAATAAAAAAGTTTATGAGATACATAAGTTAGTTGCTATTTGTTTCTTAAATCATACGCCAAACGGCTTAAAAATAGTTGTAGACCATATAGACAATAACAAACTAAATAATAAAGTTTGCAATTTGCAAACAATTAGCCACCGATTAAACACCCAAAAGAATAGAATTAATAAAAATAAAATTTTAGGAATTAAACAGAATAACGGAAAGTTTGAAGCGAGTATAAAAATAAACGGTAAAAAAATATACTTAGGATTATTTAATACCGATATTGAAGCGGGTGAAATTTATCAAAAAGCAAATAGCAATCTTAACTTTTATAATGGTAATCCAAAAGACTTTAGAAATTATCTAAAAGAAACTACTTTAATATACCTTACTAAGCAAAACGAGATTAACCGTAAGGAGATAATGGATAAATCGCCTGATTTATAAACCAAAAATCCCCTAACAAATCAATGTAGGGGATTAATGAACTAACCAAAAAAACATTATGAAAAACCAAAGATAAAAAATATTTTGATAAAAGTATAGTTATTCGATACTTTTTTTGTAGCTTTGTTTTATGGAAGTAGCAAAACTATTAATGTACGGCTTAACTGATGAGGATGGATACTTTGTTGACTTCTATTTTGACATTAACCAAGCGCAAGGAGTATTTGTAAATGAGGATGGCTATATCGGGTTAGTGTTAAGCGGTCAAATATACGAGTTGGAATATAGCCAAAGCTTATTCGATAATATAAAGGCAGTACTTAGTTTAAAAACTTTAGGATTTAATTAGATGTTAGAGCAATTAGCAAAAATGGATAAGTACTGGCGTAAAATGGCTTTGCAAATTTGCGGGGACAGAATGACAGCCGACGACCTTGTACAGGATATGTATTTAAAGTTTGCTAATTACGATAAAGAATTAAATGAGTACTATGTTTTTTTCGCTTTGCGTTCTATTCACATAAACAACCTAAAGAAGCGTAAGATTGAAACGGTATCAAATGAGGTCGAAAACCTTTCTTTAAATGAAGAGGACTATTGCGAAGAGACAGATTTTTTAAAGGAACTTATATTAAAAGAGGTTAACGATTTGCCTTATTTTGAAAGAGAAACATTAAAAGTCACTCAGATAATAAGCCAAAGGGAATTGGCAAGGCAAACGGATATACCTTTTGAAACGATAAACAAGACGATTAAAAAGACAAAACTACAATTAAAAGAGATATGGCAAGACCAAAAAAAATCAAAGGCTTAGGCGATGTAATAGCAACTATTACCGATGCGGTAGGAATTGAACCTTGCGAGGGATGTAAACAAAGACAAGAGAAGTTAAACAAACTTTTACCTTTCGGTACTAAAGACTTAACAGATTATCAAAAAGAATATCTAAACGAGTTTTTCAGTCAAGAGCATAACGAACTTACACCAACTCAGCAAAAGGAATTGATTGGCATATATTTTGAGGTGTACCAAATTAAACCTTTTACGCCTTGCACGGGTTGTAGTGGCGTTTGGAAATCAATTATTAAAAAACTAAAAAAACTAAATTATGAAAACTAAAATTATGTTAATTGCTTTGGCGTTCGGGTTAATGTCAAGCACGTGTTCAAGTGAAGACCAACCGCAAGATGAAAACCTTTGCGAATGTCAAAAAGTATATTATGACTATGGCGTTACGGGTTGGCAGAATGGAATATCTCCGATTTGGGGGTATACCAAAGTTGGAGAAGAGCAAGCTACACAAATGGATTGTGATTTAGACACGGGCGAATATATCCAAATCGACAGCAATAGTTATTATAAAATTGAATGTGAGTAAAATTGATTAATCAATCTTTTTCAATTATGGATAAAAGAAAAACAAATGGCGGAGCAAGGGATGGAGCAGGCAGAAAATCTAAAGCCGATGAAATTTCTATTATCGAAAGTATGGATGCTGTATTGATACCACAAGAGGCGTGGCAAAAGTTAGCAGACAAAGTAAAAGAAAACGATGTACAAGCGATTAAAACTTGGTTAAGTTATCGATATGGAATGCCAAAGCAAACAGTTGATAATAATACAAACCTAACTATTGACGATTTCAATTTAAAAGAGGTAATTAAATTTGATAACCTTAAATAATAAATACAAACCTTTATTTGAAAACGATACTCGATATTTTATTATAACGGGTGGAAGAGGGTCGAGTAAATCTTTCGGGGTTGGTACTTTTACCAACCTTTTGTCGTTTGAAGCGGGGCATAAAATCCTATTCACTCGTCAAACTATGACAAGTGCGCACCTTTCAATTATCCCTGAGTTTCAAGAGAAGATTGATTTAATGGAATTGAATAACTTTTTTGAGGTTAACAAATCCGAGATAAGAAACAAGCAAAGCAAATCCGATATTATATTCAGAGGGATTAAAACAAGTTCCGGCGACCAAACCGCAAACCTTAAATCTTTGCAGGGAGTTACCACTTGGATATTAGACGAGGCGGAAGAGTTAACAGATGAAACGACTTTCGATAAGATAAACTTATCCATTAGACAAAAGGGCAAACAAAACCGCATTATCCTAATCTTAAACCCTGCAACAAAAGAGCATTGGATATACAAACGTTTCTTTGAGGACAAAGGCGTTCAAGAGGGATTTAACGGAATTAAAGACGATGTTACTTACATTCACACCACTTACGAGGATAACGTGGCAAACTTAGATGAAAGTTTTATAAATGAGGTGTTAAGAATTAAAGAAACAAACCCCGATAAATACAAACATCAAATCTTAGGAGGTTGGCTAAACAAAGCTGAGGGTGTAGTTTATTCTAATTGGCGGATTGATAACTTTAGCGACTTAGGTAATTCAATTTACGGGCAGGATTTTGGTTTTAGTATTGACCCTACAACCTTAGTGCAGGTTTCAATCGATAAGGCTAAAAAGGTAATCTATGCTAAAGAACTTCTTTACAAAGTATCGTTAAACACTACCGAGATATACAAAGAGAACTATCGTTACTGTGGAAATCGTAACTTAATAATAGCAGATAGCGCAGAGCCTCGACTGATTTCAGAGTTAAAGAGTAGAGGTTTAAATATAAAAGGAATCGATAAACCAAAGATAATTGATAGGATTGCCTTAGTAAACGATTATGAGTTGGTAGTTGACCCCGAAAGCACGAACTTAATAAAAGAATTAAACAACTACGTTTGGCACGATAAGAAGTCAGAAACCCCAATCGATGACTACAATCACTTGCTCGATGCTTTAGGGTATGCCGTTTGGAACTACATAGGCAAACCCAATAAAGGTAAATATGACATTCGTTAAAACAAAACGCTTTTTTGTTGTTATTAAGGTATGGAAATTAACATACCTACATCTTTAAAAGATATTAAAATAAGTCAGTTTATTGCCTTTGAAAAGAGCGATAAGACCGACGACGAATATATCATACACCTTTGCGAGTTTGCAAATCCGAAACTTTTACCGAAAAAAGAATATACTGAAATTGTAACCTTACTAAAAGAGGTTATGCAAAGCGATGTTGAATTTCATAAGATATTCAAACACGATGGTATTTACTTTGGATTCATTCCAAACTTAGATAAGATAACAGCTAACGAGTTTATGCATATTGAAGAATATATCAAACAACCTGACACGTGGCATAAAGCCTTAGCGGTTTTATACAGACCATTAACCAAACGCAAACGTAATTGGTTTAAACGTGGTGCGGATGATTTGTATGATGTATTGCCTTATCAAGAGGAAAACGCCTTTGAAAAGTTGATGCTCGATGTGAGTTGTGTTTACTACTTAGGGGCGATGGTTTTTTTTTACAATTTAGGGAACGACTTACTAAAATATATGCAGGACTATTCCAAAGTTCTGGAGAGCAGAATAAACGAGAGCAACACTTCAACGAAAAGTGGGGATGGTATGTTAGCGTGAGAGCGTTAGCAGAATTAAACAAGGTTGAAGAGGAAATAGTTTTAGACTATACGATTAATAAGTTTTACCGATTGTTGGAGTTTGAGAAAGACCGAGCAGAGGTAACAAAAGAAATGATTAAGAACGCAAGCAAAAAGCAATGAGAGAATTTTATAAAGTAGTTGATTATTTAAAGACCACCTTAGAGGCGGATGTAAACGTACATACAATTACGCACGGGTTAAGGTCAATGACTGACATCGATAAAAAGAATATATTTCCTTTAGTTCATTTGCAGGTAACGAGTTCAAGTGTTTTAAACGGTAGCGTTAATTTTACTTTTGAAGTTGCTGTAGTCGATTTGCGTAATATATCTAAACAGATTGTAACAGATAAGTTTTTAGGTAACGATAACGAACTCGACAACCTTAACACTTGCCACGCAGTATTAAACCGATTAGTATCTATTTTAACCAATCAAAATAATGAGTTTGGAATACAGTTAGTAAATGCACCGACTTTGCAACCTATCATATTTGAAGAGAGTAATTTGTTGGATGGGTGGAGAACTGATTTAGAGTTAATAATTCCTAATAACGAGATAGTTGTCTGTTAAGAACGAAAATACAGAAAAGGCTTTAAACGCGTTTTTAAAGTACACGGTTAGTCAAGCCAAAGCAAACCTAACCCGTAGAAAGAAAAACAGCAGTAAGGCTTTGTATGATAGTTTAACCTATGATTATACAGTTAGTAAGAATAGTTTTCAAGCCTCAATTAGTGCAGTCGATTACGCAACGTTTCAAGACTTAGGGGTTAGCGGTGTAAAAAAGAAATACAATACGCCTTACTCATACAAAAGTAAGATGCCACCTGCAAAGGCTTTTGATAAATGGATAGTAAGAAAAGGGATTGCACCGAGAAACGAACAAGGACAGTTTCAAAGCAGAACGGGTTTAGCTTTTGCGATTGCTCGAAGTGTATTTATAAACGGTATCAAACCGAGTAGATTTTTAAGTGACCCATTCGAGAAAGGATTTAAAAAATTACCGGATGAAATAATAGAGGCTTACGGCTTGGATGTCGAAACCTTTTTAAAACAAATAATAAACAATGGCAAAACGAGTTAAGATAACATTTTTAAGTAACCCAATACCAACAGTCAATTTGGTTTTAGGTGTGGCTTATACACCATTCTCAAATACGATAGGAGTTAATATTGGAACTACTGTAACAATCGGAGCGACTAAAGAGGATACAGCATCAAATCTTTACACTTATTACAACGGATTAACTTTACCTGCGTGGTTAGATGCATTTACAACCATTACGTTAGCCTCTAATATTATTTATTTTGACTTCGCACCTGACAACGATGAAAACCTTTCGTTCCCTACTTTAATTTCGAGCCAGTCAAGTATCACAATAGAGGAAGTTGAATTACCGAGTGTTGGCGATTTTGAAATTGGTTTAGTACGTTCTACTTTATCGCTTAGGCTTATCCCGAATGTAAACTTTGATACTGCAACATTAGACCTTTACAATTACACAGGGGATATTTCTTTAGTGCCTGCCGTTCCGAGTTATGCTTTATCAAAGGCGGTTGTACAATTAGGGCAATCGGTTATTAACTTTGATATAAACGAACTAAGCAAAACGGGGATAACGCCTACAATCGCAAACTATACTTTATCAGGTGTTCAGCCTATTCCATTTGACCAAAGCTGTTGGAGTTATTACAACGCTACTTGCTTTGATGGAGACGATATTGTTTACACTAAAGAGGGTATATATTTATGCCTTTATGGATATGGGTATTTTCAGGACTTATACAATCCGCAACCGACATCGAATGTATTAATAGACGGCAACAGTCATACCCATTTAAGAGGCTATGATAATAGAGTGCATTTCTTAACAAGAGATTTAACGAGTGTAACAGTAAACGGGTCAGCAGTAACAGTCAGCTTTGATACAGACTTTAACTATAACAATATCGTTTCTTTAAACTTAAACGATTACGATACAAGTGCTACGACTTTAACGGTTGTGTTTACCTATGCAGAAGAAACAAGGACTTTAATTTTTACAGTTAAAGAGGAGTGTAAATATGAAGTTGTTAATTGTGTATTCATTAATAAATACGGTTTGCCTCAGTCTTTATTTTTTACCAAAGCACAAAAGAGAAGCGACGAAATAGAGGCATCTGAATACAGAGGTTTAATTTCTGACTTTGGAGTTTACAATACAACCTCACACGTTTACAAAGCGTTTAATTCAAACGGGCGTACAAAGGTAACGTGCAATACTGATTACTTAAACGAAAGCGAAAACGATACGTTTAGACAAATGATGTTAAGCGAGAGTGTTTGGCTAATTGAAAGTGGAATTATAAACCCAGTTAGTATCGATAAGAAATCAATAGAATACAAAACAAGTTTAGTTGATAAACTTATCCAATACTCAGTTGATTTTAAATATGCATTTGATATAATTAACCAATGTTAAAAGTTAGTATCTACGTAGAGGGTCAGGAACTTGAATTATTCAAAGATGAAAACATCGAAATCAATTCGACGGTACAGAATATTGCGGATATATCAAAAACATTTAGCGATTTTAGTCAAAGTTTTACAGTTCCTGCATCAAATAAGAACAACGCTATATTTCAACACTATTATAACACCGATATTGATGGTACATTTAACCCAAATATTAGAGTTTTAGGCTATATTGAACTTGGAAGCTTGCCTTATAAGTATGGAGTTATTCAATTAGAGGATGTAAAAATCAAAAATCAAAAGGCATACGCTTACACAATTAGGTTTTTTTCCTCTACAGTAAGTCTTTCGGACTTATTTAAAGAGGATGAACTTAGTGTTTTAGACTTTTCAGACTACGACCACGAGTTTGACACTTCAATTTTTAACGCTACATTCAACGAAACGATAGCGGGTGGCGATGTTTACTACCCTTTAATGACTTCTTTGCGTAATTACAACGTAGGAACGGGCGGTATTTTAGACATTACCAACACCGCAGGGGCGATTAAGTACTTTGAATTAAAGCCTGCGCTACGTTTAAATAGGATTTTCGACGTAATACAGTCGCATTATGGCGTTACTTTTAGGCAAGACTTCTTAAATCGTTCTGTATTTGACAACCTTTTTATGTGGTTACA